TCCGTTGTGTTTGTGACGAAACAAACAATACGCCAGAAGTTATCGACCGCAATGAGTTTATTGGCGATATCTACATCAAACCAGCAAGAAGCGTAAACTTCATTCAGTTGAACTTTGTCGCTGTTCGCAGTGGCGTAGCATTCGACGAGATCGTTGGACGCTTCTAATAAATAGAATAGGATAAAGTCAGGAGAATACAATGGCTTTTAATGTATCTGAATTTCGTTCTCAAATGCAGTTTGATGGCGCTCGCGCTAATCTCTTTGAAGTCGAGATGAACTTTCCATTTTTTGCGCTACCAGGGAACGCAGCAAGAAAGCTGCGTTTCGTTTGTAAAACTGCTCAGATCCCAGGATCTACAGTTGGCGTAGTACCAGTACAATACTTCGGTCGCGAAGTAAAGTTTGCTGGCAACCGCACATTCGCAGATTGGACAGTAACCGTTCTAAACGATGAAGATTTCGTAGTCCGCAACGCATTCGAGCGTTGGATGAACGGAATTAATTCTCATCGCTTTAACACTCGCTCCGCTTCTGCTGCAACGCCAATTTCTTATGGTGTAGATGCCTTTGTTAAGCACTATGGCAAAACAGGCAAACTTATCAAACAATACAAGTTTATTGGCATGTTCCCAAATGACCTCGCACCAATAGATCTCGACTGGGGTAACAATGACTCTATCGAAGAATACTCAGTGACTTTTGCATATCAATGGTGGGAAGCAGCTGCCGAAAGCGTTGTTTGATCATTCGGGTTACTATTTTATCATGGAGTTAACTTATGGCAGGAATTAATCTATTTGGATTCCAAATAGTTCGTGCTGGTCAAACAGAGCAATTACAACCAGCAGTTACTGCACCAACTACAGATGATGGTGCAGTAACTGTTACTTCTGGTGGGTATTTCGGCACGTACTTGGATCTTGATGCTACATTTAAAAACGAAAACGATCTTATCACTCGTTATCGTGAAATGGCTATGCAGCCAGAACTTGAAGCAGCAATCGATGATGTCGTCAATGAGTCTGTTGTTCATGACGAAAAAGGTAAATCCGTAACAATTATTCTTGACGATCTAGATCAGCCAGACAATATTAAAGAAATGATTCGCGCAGAGTTTGATGAAGTTCTGCGTCTATTAGACTTTTCTAACAACGGTAATGATGTTTTTCGCCGTTGGTACATTGATGGAAGATTGTACTATCAAGTTCTAATTGACGAAACACAACCTAAACTTGGTATTCGCGAACTAATATATCTCGACCCTCGCAAGATTAAAAAGGTCAGAGTTATAGATAAAAAGAAAGATCCAAGAACAGGCATTGAAGTTGTTACAGGCTCTCGTGAGTTTTATATTTACAATGATAAAGCAACCACGCTAGGTCAAACCTTTGTTTCATCACCAACAGATGCAGGAGTAAAGATTGCTGCTGATGCTGTTGTAAATGTAAACTCTGGTTTAATGGACCCTAAACGCCAGATGGTACTGTCTTATCTACATAAGGCAATCAAACCACTTAACCAGCTTCGTATGGTTGAAGATGCTATCGTTATCTATCGTATCTCTCGCGCACCAGAACGCCGCGTGTTCTATATCGATGTCGGTAACATGCCGAAGATTAAATCAGAACAATATCTTCGCGATATTATGACGAAGTTCCGTAACAAGGTTGTTTATGATTCTTCAACTGGCGAAGTCAAAGACGATCGTAAGTTTATGTCAATGATGGAAGACTTTTGGATTCCACGTCGCGGTGAAGGCAAGTCAACAGAGATTACTACGCTACCAGCTGGAGAAAATCTTGGTGAACTTGCTGATGTTAAGTATTTCGAACAAAAACTTTACAAGTCATTAAATGTTCCTATTTCAAGACTAGAATCTACTACAGGATTTACACTTGGTAGATCTACAGAAGTAACACGCGATGAATTGAAGTTTATGAAGTTTATCGAACGACTTCGTGACAAATTCTCATTAATGTTTGATGAACTCATGGAGCGTCAACTTGCATTAAAGGGCATTTGTTCGGTAGACGAATGGAACGAATTAAAGCAAAAGATACACTACGACTTCTTAAAGGATAACAATTTTGCAGAACTAAAGGCATCTGAACTATTGGCAAACAGATTGCAGGTTATGCAACAGATTGATCCATATGTTGGTGTATATTTCTCGAAGGATTGGATCCGCAAGAAAGTATTGAACATGAACGAAGAAGAGATTGAAGAAATCGCAAAACAGATTGAATTAGAAAAAGCAGAAGAACCAGAACCTATTGAGGTTGGTGCTGCACCTGGTGTTGCTGAACCACAACCAACAGCAGCACCTCAAGCAAATGATATTAATCAAATGTTTAAATCACAACTAACTAAATAATTGGAGATATTATGGATACCGTAGAATTAGTAAATTTAGCAATTGCTGGCGATAAAGATGCTCTAGAAACAGCATTCAATAACGCTATGGCTGCTAAAGTTACAGACGCTTTAGAAATTAAAAAAGTAGAACTCGCATCTAACCTATTAGGCACAGAAGAAACAGATGAAACTACAAACGCTACGATCGAAGCTGACGGAACAGATGGATCAACAGACATCCAGCATGAACCAACAGCAGAAGAATCAGCAGACACAGAACAGAACTAACGCGCAGCGTATTGCTCAGTTAGTTAGAGCTGGTTTGATGCGAACCAGTGAGTTGCCTGCACTCAAACTTGCAATGGCGCGGCACGCTAAAGTTGGTGATGTTGCAAAACTACCAAAAAATCAACGCGATGTATTAAATCGTTACTATCAATCTACAGCATCAGCAGCTCTTGGTTCTCAGCAATCAACAACTGCTGTTCGCCGTAATATTATGAATGGTTACGAAATTTCCCGCGACGATTATATTAGCGAAGCAACATTCAGCGATCCTCCTATGATGCTCATATTAAAGCGTCAAGGAATTAGAATTTTCCCAGACGGTAAGCGTGTTGCATTGTATAAGAACGAAAAGCTCGGGTTGTCATTTACAGTGCCATATTCTTCAACTGGACCAGAACAAGAATTGACTGGCGTTTCTGAAGAAGTTGAAGATGTAATGGAAAGCCTAGATCAAGTTGCAAAGTATGCTCAAGAAGAATCGCCAAAACAAACAGCTCGTCATATGAAATTTGGTGACGGTTCTAAACTTAAAGTCAGTCATGGTGCAGCAAAAGCCATTCATATGGTCCATGGTGCATTAAACGACGAAAACAAAAAGAAGTTTGCTGAGATGCTTACGACACCAAAGGGATTTGAAAAGGCAGCAAACTTTGCAATGAGCAAAGTTTCATTTAAAATTGGTGACAAATGAGCATTGTATCAGAAGTAATTAGAGAAATTATTGCGGAAGCAAATGTTGTTCGAATGGGTCGTAAAAAACTCGTTAAGGCTCGCGTTCGTGGTGGTAAAGTTCAAAGGCGTAAAGTTGTTTCAGGTGTAAAAGGTTACACAATTCGTGGTGGTAAATTAACAAGAATGACAGCCTCTGAACGTTTGCGTCGCCGTATTGCGCAGCGTAAAGGTAAAGTTAAGCGAAGAGCTAAATTAGCAAGATCATTAATTAAAAGAAAACGATCATTGCGTCGTAGACAATCACTAGGAATCTAAAATGAAATTGATTACAGAGACAATCGAATCAGTAAAGTTAATCACCGAAGAAAAGAACGGTGTTAAAACACTTTACATTTCAGGTCCATTTCTTGTTGCAGAAACTAAGAATCGCAACGGTCGTATGTATAAGACTGACACTCTTGCAAAAGAAGTCAATCGTTACAACGAAGAGTATGTAACTAAGAATCGCGCATTCGGCGAATTGGGTCATCCAGATTCACCATCAATCAATCTAGACCGAGTATCACACTTAATCACTTCTTTAAAGCAAGAAGGTAATCAGTGGATCGGTAAGGCAAAAATTCTTGAAACACCAATGGGTAAGATCGCCAAGTCCCTTATGGAAGGCGGTGCAACTCTTGGTGTATCATCACGTGGCATGGGTTCACTTAAAGAAGTGAACGGTGTTAATGTGGTACAAGACGATTATTATCTAGCCACAGCGGCAGATATCGTAGCGGATCCGTCCGCACCAGGTGCTTTCGTTCAAGGTATTATGGAAAATAAAGAGTGGGTGTGGGATAACGGTAAGGTCAAAGAAATTGACGTTAATGCATATTATGAACAAATTAAGAACGCAAAGCAAAAGCAAATTGACGAAATCTCATTGAAGATCTTTGAGAATTTTGTGTCAAAACTTTAAATTTTATAAATAATATTACTTCTTTAGGAGTTTAACTAAAATGTCAAAAACATTATCAGAATCTGCTGCTGAAATTCTAAGAGCATCAATGAATGCAGGCAAGGAACCAATGCAAACACTTCCTACCCAAATGGATGATCTAGGCGGCACAACAAACGAAAAGCCAGAAGGCGATGAAGTTGGCAAAAAGGCTGCAGCTGCCACAAAGGAAGCGCCAAAGCCTGGTCAAGTATCAGCCGAAGGCGACAAGAAAATGAATTCAGTCAAGTCTTCAGGTCTTGCAACACCAGTAGTTGGTAACATGAATCCAAGTTTGGGTGAAGAAACAGAAGAAACAGAGGAAGAGGAAACGATTCTCGAAGACTCTGAAGAAGAAGAGACTCTCATTCCTGAAGCCAAGTCTGAAGATGATGAAGACGAGGAAGACGAGGAAGATGAAGAAGAAGAAGACGAAAAAGAAATGAAGATGAAGATGAAGAAAGAGATGGTTGAAAAGTATCGCGGCTCAATGAGAGAAGATGTCGATGCTCTATTCAACGGTGAGTCTCTATCTGAAGACTTCCGTGTCAAAGCAACAACAATTTTTGAAGCAGCTGTACAATCACGAGTTGAGTCAATTGTTGAAGATGTTCTTTCAGAGAATGACGCAGTGCTCATCGAAGCCATCGAAGAAATCAAGAACGAAATGTCTGCACAGGTTGATGAGTATCTCAGCTATGCAGTCGAAGAGTGGGTTAATGAAAATCAAGTTGCAATTGAAACAGGTCTCCGCGCAGAACTTGTCGAAGACTTTATCAATGGCTTGAAGAATCTATTTACAGAGCACTACATCGAAATTCCAGAAGAGAAGGTCGATGTTGCTGAAGAACTTGCAATGACAGTTGCACAACTAGAAGAAGCAATGACTGCAGCAGCTGCAGAAAAGGCTGACCTTGTTGAAAAACTTAATGTTGCAAATAAAAACGAAGCAATTCGTAAGATTTGTGAAGGTCTAACCGAAGTACAAGTCGGCAAAATGAAATCGCTCGCAGAGGGCATGGAGTTCACCACAGAGGGTGATTTTAATAATAAGCTCGCAGTAATTCGCGAGAACTACTTCCCATCAAAGAAAATGACAAGTGAGGTAAAGGTCCTTCAAGAAACAGCTGTTGAAGAACCAGAAGTAGTTGAAGCATCTGGTATGATGAAACATTATGTAAATGCAATCACAAAAACGGCTCCAAAAGCCTAATTTAAACTAAAAACTCAGGAGAGTTATAACATGTATCTTAACGAAACATATGCAAAAAAGTGGGCTCCAGTCCTTGATCACTCAGAACTCCCAAAGATCACAGATCCTTACAAGCGTGCAGTTACTGCACTTGTTCTAGAGAACCAAGAACGCGCCCTAATGGAAGAATCACGTTCCATGCAAAACCTATGGGAAGCAGGCACTGTCTCTGGCGGCGGTCTACCAAACAACATCGGTGGCGGTTCGTCACCAGTAGTTGGTGGTGAAGGCTCAATCAAAGGCTTCGACCCAATCCTAATCGGTCTCGTCCGTCGTGCACTACCAAACCTAATGGCTTATGACATCTGCGGCGTTCAGCCAATGACTGGTCCAACAGGTTTGATCTTCGCAATGCGTTCAACCTTCGCATCTGCAACAGCACGTGCTGGTGAAGCATTGTTCAATGAAGCAAATACTGGTCACTCAGGTAATGCTGCTTCTGGAACACAGTCAACATTGTCAGTGAATCCAGGTAATGCAAACTCATCAATCTTCGGTCTAGATAACACTGGTCCAGGATTCTCAACAACCTTCGGCGAATCTGCAAACCTAGCACAAATGGGCTTCCAAATCGATCGCGTTGCTGTTACAGCAAATACACGCGGTTTGCAAGCATCTTACACGCTAGAACTTGCACAAGACCTCAAGGCAATCCACGGTCTCGACGCAGAAACAGAATTGACAAATATCTTGTCAACTGAAATTCTAGCAGAAATCAACCGCGAAGTTGTTCGTACTGTTTAT